TAGTTTCGGTCTTATATGTGGCCGGTGATATTAAAGGAGCATCAGCTTTTTTCTGATACTTATCACTATTGGCCAATTTGTATAATACTTTTTCAAAGTCATCAAACGAATTATAATCAACTCGCTTATCAGTTTTGTTATCGTATATACTATCGAATATCGTTAAAGATACCATGGTTACCTTCGTGAGATGGAGCTTTCCAACCTTCGGGTTTCATTAGGTCTGGAAGTCCTAATGGATTTGGTCGGCCTTCTTTTACGCCGACAGTTTTTGTTATATTAGCTTTTAGAACTTCATCCCAAGCTTTATACGCATCAACGTTGAAAGCGTCAAGTGTTCCGATTGCTACAACACAGAGATCAATTAAACCATCGACGATTTCTTCACCATCCATAGTCTCATATGCTTTTTTAGTTTCGTCCAGTTCTTCTTGCAAAAAGTCAATACGGAACTTTAAAAACTTTTTAAGCTTTTCAGTGTCTGCTTTATTATCGAATACCCAATCAAGAGTTCCAAATTTATCTTGCATCTTTTCGATGTCTTCTACCCAGTTCTTACTCATACTATGATTCCTTGCTTTTGGGGCGTAACAATTCCACTAGTCATAGATCTGATTTGATCTACAATTTCGTCAACCGGATCTACAATCATGACTACAAATTTCTTATCAATTATGAATTGCTCATTTTTAGCATAGGCCATAAATGGAATAAATCCAATCTTGCCCGGCTCTGTAGCAATCATAGAAAACGCATCTGTAATAGCTACTACATTTTCTGTTTCTACAACATTACAAATGACTTCATCACCTGTTGTCAATCTTACTATTTTCATTTTTTTTCTCCTGTATATGGTATATTATAACACAACTCTAGTGGTTTGTACACAGTTATTTTTAAAAGAATTCATCTAGGGTTGCTATCTCTTTAGAATTCCATCCAACTGCTAATAGAATTGGATCGATAACATCTAAGAACGTCTTATTAAATTGTGTATCATAATCAATATAGCGATGTAAGCCAAACTCTTCTGGAAGGTAGTCTAAGAAAGAAATTACATTTTCCTTAATGTGGTTTGGTGTTCGTAAGTATATAAACTTAATTTTCTCGCCATTTTGAATTTTATTGTATTGCTTATCTAGTGAAAGATCTTTTAACATTTTGTTGTACAAGATACCGCCGCGGGCATGGATCGGAGTTCCTTTGCGGTAGATTGTTTGTTTGTCTCTAAATTGAGTGAGATTTGTAATTCCTCTAGGGAACGCAATCTGATCTGGAGACAGCGTTTTAAAGTACGTTCGGAATGATTCGATGTTGTTTTGCACATCACGTTCAGTTCCGACAATGATAGTTTTAAACATCTCTTTTAAAGCTTCACGACATGGTGCCGGAGTCGAAGATTTAATAGCTTCGATACCCATAATTTTTAGTTTAGGTTCAGCATAACGAACACCTTCATTATCTAGGACATTTAGAATGTAGCGTTTCTTAGCAGTCCAAATACCACGATCAGCAATAGCTTCACGTTTCATCACCATACGATTTTCGATACCACCCATGATATCAAACAATTCTGTATAAGATTTTTCTAGGACGTCTTCAAGTTTTTCTTTACAAACTGTGTCGACAAACTCCAATGGATTTTTTGGATTAACGGCTGAAACAAGATCGTCTAAGCAGACATACACTGAATCGGTATCGATTGCGAGGACATAGTCTTTCTTAGTCTTAAGCACTGAGTTGAGGTAAGTATTAATTGCTTTTTCAGCCCATCTGATTGTAAGCTGTCCAGTAAGTGTAATTCCTTCTGCGATTCGCTGATCGAAGAATCTGAAATATTTGTTGCCGAGAGCACCATAAAGAGAATTAAGGAGAATTTTAATAGACATTTGTTGATTCTCTGCGATAGCGATATCTCGCTGCACTCTGTATAATTCTTGTTTGTCATTTTTATCAATCCTTTCTAGTTCTTTCTGAGATGCGATCATTTGTCGTTTAATTACAACACGCTCGCTGTACATTTCATCAATGATCTTTGGTAGAATGCCTTGCTCATCGGTTTTGAAATACTGACCTGAGGCAGAAGCACATTCGTTAGCGTCAAGTCTAGGTTTAATTTCTCCAGAAAGAAGACTATCAACATTGACATTTGCAACTTTGCCTGGAATAATAGTTTCTGGAGACATGTTGTTCTGCATAATAATTGATGGATATAGTGAGTTTAAGTCAAAAGAAACTACCCATTCGTGCATTCCTACATGTGGATCTTTTACATAACCACCCGGATATGGAGTTTTAAACTTCTCTTCAGCGAATGGAATTATAACTTGATTTGCATAAAGATTACGGAATATGATAGCATCCCATATTGCAGTAGTACCCATGACATCGCTGTAGTTTACACCGCCACGATATGCCATAGTTAAAGCAAGTGTAATCAATCCCATTTTATCTTCGAATCGATCTACTAGATCAACGTCTTTGATGTTATAGTCAATAAACTTTTGATGATCATGTTTGTAAAGAGTATGCAAATTGCCATGTTCTTCGTAACTTAGTTTTTTCTCACCGAGAACAACTGAAGCAATATGATCAAGTTTATAAGTTTCTTGTGGGCCATAAGAGTAACCAAACTTTTTAAATAAGTCCAGGTAATCCATCTGAGCAATACCCTGTATTTCATATGCCATTTGCTTACGTTGCATTGTCGTAATATCACGACGATCGATCAATCCCCATGGGGATAATCTACGAACAAACTCTTCACCGTGAATTTTAATAATGCGATTTACAATATAAGGTATATCAAAAAACCGTGAATTCCATCCGGTGATTACATCTGGACATTGCGATGGTAAAGACCAATGCGCAATGAATTCAAGTAAAAGCTCTGATTCAGTTTTGCAATGCTTATAGACAACACGATTTTCTTGCATGATGCTGTTTTCTACATCATAGCCTTTAAGACCCCAAACATAGAACGTGTTGTCAATATTATTTTTCATACAGATTGCTGTAATTTCATGTGCAGCTTCTTCAGGCACTGGAAATCCTGCATCTGATTGTACCTCGATATCGATCGTGGTTACATTAATGAGATTACGATCAAATTTGATTTCACCTGGGAATTCGTCGTTGATAAAAGCCGGAATGTGTTTGTTGTTACCGTAAATGTGTCTACCAACAACTTGTGAATTTACCTGTAACCACTCTTTTGCGTCGCGCATAGAATCAAATTTGATTGGAGACACCTTAGCTCCATCAAGCGATTTCCACGCAGAAGGTTTTGCCGTACTTACGAAATAAGTCGGTTGATATTTGATTTTTGTTTGTATTTTTTTGCCGCTTCTGTATCCGCGATACAGCAATGAATTGCCATAACGAGAAACGTTTGTGTAAAATTTTGTATTCATAGTATAACCATTTCAATTTTATATGTACATATTATATCATATTTTAAACATGTTGTACACTTTTATGTGTGATATGTACATATTATATCGTTTTATAAACATGTTGTACACTTTTATGTACGAAAAAGTGTCAATATACTACACTTTTATGTAGGAAAATTGGGAGAGATTACTCTCTCCCGCTCAGATTCCTTTAGAATGAATTCGATTGCAAATAAATTATAAATGGTGAAATTAATAAAATCCCACTCATTAAAAATATTAGTTCGAATCCAGTCCTAATGCCATCTTTGTGTTTACGTATGTAACCCATGATTTGACTCCAGTAAATTGATTATTACAATCCACTGAGTTTTCGCTGCTCACCAGAATTTATTCTTGAATAAATTCCTTCTTCTTTGATGCCCCAGCAGACCCGATTTCGATCTTCCTAGGACGCCTCTCTTCAGGAACTTCCACTCTGGCATTCACCACAAGTATCCCATTCATAAGATTAGCCCCGTCTATTACGACAAATTCTGAGAGCCGGAAGGACTTCTCAAATTTGCGGGATGAAATCCCTTTGTGTGCGTATTCACGATCATCATCATCAACGTGTTGACCCTTAATTAAAAGAATACCATCCTTAACTTCAATTGATATATCATCATCTGAAAATCCAGCGACAGCAAGCTCAATGTTGAAATTATCAGCATCGATCTTTACTACATTATGGGGTG